GCGATGGCCGTAGGAGTGCTGGCGTTCCTTCCCCTGCTGTTCGTGTACTTGTGGACCAACAGATACTTCCTTGAGGGAGTAACACTCGGCGGTGTAAAGGAGTGAGATTTTGAACGCTGTAGGAATCACCATCGCAAAGAAAAACTCGCGGCGGCTGCCCGGCAAGAACATGCGTATGTTCTGCGGAAAGCCCCTGCTGGAATGGACGATGCTCCAGCTTACGTCTAGCAGGTGGATTGCCGACTACTGGCTGGTAACCGACGACGAGGAACAGGCCAAGCTCGCGGAGAAGTACCATTTCCATGTGGCGTGGCAGGAGACAAAACAGATTGAGGAGGTACACAAGGAGTACGGCAACCAGGGTAAGATGGGCGGGCCGTATGCCTTCAAGATTGGGCTGGACGCTGCGCAGGAGTTCGGCAAGACGCAGAATCTCGGCTGGAAGCCGGGAACCTTTGACGTGGTTGTCGCGCTGCTTCCAACTCAGGTTCTTCGCAAGCCGGGTGACATCGACGGGTGCATTGAGTTGTGGCTTCAGCACCAAGAGATACCCGTCATAACGGCGGTTAACTACAAGGACTTCACCCTGTACACGCCCGACGACGCGGGAACCATCAAACCAAGGCACCTTGACCTGTGGGGGAACTACTGGGAGGGAATCGGTAACGTGTGGGTTGGCAACCCTGACCAGTACATAAAGTATTCGTTCGCCGAGGATGGCCACGCCCTGACGCCCGAGGAATCGCTCAAGGTGCTGCACTATCGGCATTTCCCCGTGGCGTTGTGGCAACGGTTTGACATCGACACGCAAGAGGACTGGGACATCTCGGAACACCTGTTCGAGAAGAACATCCTTCAGGGCAAGGGCGAGAAGGCGTACACTGACTACAAGGAGTTCGTGCTGTCGGAGTACGGCTACGAGCAGCACGCCGCCAGCTACAACAAGGGCGTCGAGCAGAACCTTTTGCCCGCTGAGTACCGCAACTCGTTTTTCAATCATCTGCCCGTTTACCTTGAGTGCATGAAGACCGACCCGGAGATTGTAGGCTACGAGCTGGTAGAGAAGCGCGAGAACAAGAAGGGTCAGATTGAGCGCAAGGTTATGAAGCACATCAAGGCCCGCAACGGGTCTGACGTGTTCGCCCCCGAGAACGTGCTCAAGGAACCCCAGCCCGCGCTTATCATCGGCAGCGGTCCCTCGTTCGACAAGGCCGCTCCGTTGCTCAAGGACTGGAAGGGCGGCATCTTCTGCTCCACCTCGCAGGGGTCCACACTCGTGTACTACGGGGCCGACCCTACGCACATGGTGGCGTATGACATCAATACTACCCCGTCAGAGTTTGACTGGGCCGACAAGTGGGCCGGCAGGCGTACCGTTCTGGTGACACACCCCGGGATGCACCCCAGCACCATCGACCACTGGCCAGGCCGGCGCTGCTACTTCAAGTCGATGGACACGAGTAACTTCTTCTTCACCAACGTTTTACCGGTTGCTTACGGGGACGTTATCCCGTCGCATATGTTCCTGTTCTCGTGCAGCGTCGCGGCGCAGATGTCCCTCGCTCACGCCATGGGGTACTCGCCGCTGTTCTTCGTGGGGTGCGACTTCCTCGCGGACCGGTTCTGTCGGTGGAGGTACGACCACGAGAAGAAGGAGTGGATTAGCGACCCGCAGCCGCACGGCATATTCAACAACAAGGGCATCAAGTCGGCCAACGGCTTGATTAGCGATCCCTTGCAGGTGTTCTACAAGCGTAGCACCCTGTGCGTGTGGCGTATCGACGGGAGCAAGTGTTTCCAAACCACGGACAAGACCATCATCAGCGAGATGCCGATGGTGCCGATTGAGGAAGTGGTGGCCAAGCAGGGGCTGGGGTTCGATGACCGGTACCCGACGCGCGACGAGGTGAACGACACTATCGAGAAGTACCTCGCGAGATTCAACCAGTTCGTTCTTCGGTTCGAGCCTGACGCCGAGGGCCGCGAGTCGTACCGTATCCTCGAAAGCCACCAGCGTGGCGACTGGAAGGACGACGTGCTTAGGTACATGACATCAATGGCGCAGGGGCTGAAGGACCATGGGCTCAAGCCGCGCATTGACTTGGACAAGAACATCAAGCGGTTCGTGTGGCTCAAGGAACAGGTGGCGGGCGATGCAACCACTGGCAACTAGCAGCGGCGAGATAGACCAGCTTCTCGGCTGGTTGCGCGACGAGATACAGCACACCTCCTTTGGCGAGGTTGGGCTGAAGTTCAAGCTGCACGACGGTCAGGTCGTCGGCATCGAACGCACCACGTCCATCAAGGGGAAGTTCACGTTGCAACTTCTCAACGGCGATTCTGGCGATTAGGAGGAGAGATGGTATCCGACAAACGGTGTCACGAGGTGCTGAAGTACGCCGCCGAGCATGGCGACGATGAGGCGTGCAAGACATTCGGGTTGTCGAGTGTTTCACTGGCGAGGTACCGGGTCAAGGTAGGCGACTCGGTACCCGTCACCAAGGTGCTGCGGGAACTGCACGAGAAGTACAGCGATGGTGAGCTGCGTAGCATCCTGAAAGGAAGGGGGCTGGGTGAACACAAACGAGAAAGGGTGTCCATCAATTTTAGTGGTGAGGCGGTGCGGTTCTGGTTTGCGACCGACCCGCATATCGGGAGCGAGGTATATCAAGAGGCATTTCTTGACGCGCTCATTAAAGAAGCGAAGGCTTTTGGAGCAGAGTTTGGCGTCATCGCTGGGGATGTTAGCGAGGGCTTGTCTAGCCGACCCGGGCATGTTTACGAACTCACCCACATTGGCTATGCCGCCCAACTGCGATATGCCGTCGAACAACTGAGCAAGTGGGAAGGCAAGCTATACTGTATAGACGGCAACCACGACCGGTGGTACCTGAAGAGCAACGGGGCGGTAATCGTCGAGGACATCTGCCGCCAGTTGCCCGACGCGGTATTCCTGGGCCACGACGAGGGGGATATAGATGTCAACGGTATCAAGCTCAGGCTCTTTCACGGGGAGGATAGTAGTTCTTATGCTACCTCATATCGAATCCAGAAGCTTGTGGAGTCATATACGGGCGGCGACAAGCCTAACGTTCTACTGGTTGGCCACACGCATAAGCAAGGGTACTTTTTTGAAAGGCACATCCATTGTGTTTCCGGAGGGGCACTCTCCACACAAAGCCGGTGGATGCGCTCCAAACGATTGGCCAATCACGCCGGATTCTGGCTTATAGAGATGACGGTAAGCGGTGGCGACGTGTCGAGGTTCAAGGTTGAGTGGTTCCCATTCTACGCATAGCGTGGTTATCAACTCCACCTTCGACGCTATCGGTGTGGGGCTGGCCAACGCACCTGTTCTCTACGCTGAGTTTGTCTTGCCTGACGGTACGAGGATACGGTACAGCCCACGTCCCGACCCGAGGGCGAGTATGGTACCGATAACGTCTACGTGCTACAAGGGGGAAGAGAAATGAAGCTGGTTTTCTTCGACACCGAGTATTCCGAGAGCATGGCCGAGCGAGGCAAAAGGCTAATCGTAAAGGATGCATCATTTGTCCCGCGGTTTGGAGACGCCATAGACTGGCCGCCGCGTGAAAAGCTGGAACCCGTTGACCTCATAACTTGGAAGGCCGGTTATGATTACAGGGTAAAGGATATAGCGTGGCGATATGAAATAGGCGAAGAGGTTGTCGTGTATATCCATGTTGCCATTGGTAAGCGGGGCTAGCCGTGACTGACTGTCCGCGCTGCCGTGCGCTTGAGGCCAGGGTGGTTGAACTACAGGTGCAGGTGCGAGCGCTACGGCGTACCATCGACGACCTGACGGGGCTGAAGGGTGGGGACGATGAAGGCGAACCGTCGCCGCTGTGGAATTGGGAAAGGGACGATAGGACATGAAATGCCCCGGGTGCCACGCTGTAGAGTTGAGGCGGGTGAGGAACAGCAAGACGGCGGTGTTCTGCCCGGACTGTGGCTGGACATCCATCAACGGAGATGGTAAGATACGGGTTGTGGGAAGACCACTGAAAGAGGGGGGAGATGAAGGGAAAGCTGACAAAGGCAACGTACAAAAAGCTCACTAAGCGCCCAGTGCAGGCCGAGGGTAGGGAGATGTTGCACAAGGCTGTCAAGCGGTGCGCCAAGGCGTTGCAGATGATGTGGGATGATAACTTCAAGTACACCAACAAATCATTTGAGCAGACCGAGGGCGAGATGACTGGCAAGTATAGGTTTGCCATGTACTACTTTCTCAAGTATCTCATAGAGGAGAGGGAATTCGACGGGGCGGCTACAACTAAAAACATGCCTGTTCATATTGTGTTCAGGCGTGGGGATGGCGTGGCCTTGGCTACAAGTAACGGGTATGAAGAACAAGACAGGATGATGGCGCGTGTTCTGTTCGACGCAATGTCGGCAACCGTTCCGTGGTTGAAGGACGAGGCTATTGTCAAGGCCATGGAAGATATTGGCCCATTAGTTCGTTGCTATGCGTTGCAGGGCCGACCGCCGCTCGCGGAGGCTGGTACTAGTCAGGCATCCAAACCGACCGGAGACGGAGGGGCGGCGGGGAATAAATGAGTGACTGAACGCGTATTCAATGGGTGGTATAACACAAGTGCAGTTAGGGACTATATCTGTCTTCAGGCGCAGCGCCACTGTAATAACGAGGACGACAGGTCTGACTTCGAGCAGGAGGCGTGGGCGCGCATTTTCCTTCTCACTTCGGGGTGCTGTGTGGAGCAGATACACCAAGAGGCGTACAGGGCCATCCACGCAGCCTATGAGCGAGAACGTCGCCACAGGGGGCATGAAATACCGTTTTCGCGCATGACTTGACGTGCACAGATAGGTTGAGAGGGCTATTGCCCTTTGATATATGGGCGGGCCAGTAGGCGGCCATGGCCGTACGAGCATACCCGCCCACCCTTTCCTCCTCCGGCCGGTTCCACGTTCTCCCACCCATGGAGCCGGCCACTTTGATACGGTGGGGTTGGGTGCGGGAAGGTTGCGTTTTTCGTTACTTTCCTGTTGTGATTGACAGAACCGTTTCGGTAAAGCATCAATTGTGCTAACTTACCGAAACAGAACGTAGGCACAGACGACCTAAGTGCCTACACTTTGACAATCCCGAAAGGGAATATGCCGACCTGAAAACAGGAGGCGCGTGCGGTTTCTTCCCGAGGGGGAATACTGTTCGCGCCTTTTCGCGTTATAGGGGACCGGTAAACGTAGGCTGATAGCAGGACGGAAACAGGATGGCGTTGTTCAAGCCCGGAGAAAGCGGTAACCCAGGAGGCAGGCCAAAGAAGGCGTACAGCATCACCGCCATGATACGGGAGGTTGGCGAGCAGGTTGTCAACCCCGAGACTGGCGAGACGAGGGCGCAGAGGCTGGCGCGCATCATGTGGGAACAGGCCGAGGGTGGTGACAGGCAGATGGCGCAGTACATCACCGACAGGCAGGACGGGAAACCGAAAGAACGGGTGGAGCATAGCGAGAGCAAGGTACTGAGAGTGAGGCTGGATGACGGAACCGACGACGATACGGGTTCTGCCGAAACAGAAGCGGTTCATAACCAGCAAGGCTAAGTATCCTGCTTTCATAGGCGGGGTTGGGTCGGGCAAGACGTACAGCGGGTGCCTAAGGGCGCTGTTACGGCTTGACGCTGGGATGGATGGGATGGTGATAGCGCCGACGTACCCGATGTTGCGGGATGTCGTGCAGCGAACGTTCCTTGAATGGGCTGACAGGCTGGACATTCGGTACTCGTTCAGCAAGAGCGAGGAGAAGGCCGAGATTGCAGGGGCGGTGGTGCTGTTCAGGTCGTCTGACCAACCCGAGCGGTTGAGAGGTCCTAACCTGAACTGGGCGTACCTTGACGAGGCTGCGCTCATGAGCGAGCGGACGTGGAAGGTGGTCCTGGGGCGTCTTCGCGTGGGCGAACCGAGTGCGTGGGTGACGACAACCCCGGCCGGGTTTAACTGGGTGTATAGGAACTGGGTGGAGCGGCGTGACCCGGCTTACGAGCTGATACATGCCACCTCACCCGAGAACACGTTCCTGCCACCCGGGTACGTTGCTGACTTGCGGTCGAACTACACGGGCGAGTTTGCCCAGCAGGAGATAGATGGCGACTTTGTGGCGTTTGAAGGTCTCGTGTATCCCGAGTTCTCAAGGGAGGTCAACGTTGCGGAGCACGATTTGCGAGAGGGCTGGGGACGCGTTCGCGGCATTGATTATGGGTATACAAATCCTTTTGTTTGCCTGTGGGGCGCTTTGGACGAGGATGATAGGCTACATATCTACGACGAGCACTACCGTGGTAAGACGCTTATCGGCGAGCATGCGGAAGCTATCAAACGCCGTGCGGGAAGCTATCGCTTTACGGTTAGTGATCATGACGCTCAGGATTCTGCCGAGCTATCTCATTGTGGAGTTAGCACCCGACCCGCCCAGAAAGATGTCATCCGGGGCATCCAGAAAGTCAAAGCGCGCCTTGCCCTACAAGCAGACGGAAGGCCGCGCCTCACCATCTCGCCGAAGTGCGTCAACCTCCTCCGGGAGTTCGGGTCGTACCGGTGGAACGAAACCAAAGAAGGGCGCAACGACAAGGAAGAGCCGGTGAAGGAAAACGACCACGCCATGGACGCACTCAGGTACATGGTAATGGAGATTGATAACAAGAAGGTCTTCATTTATGCCTGACAAAACCATACGACAGCGTGTTGGCGACTTCATCACTGGACGCAAAACGTCCGGGGGTGGGGCGAACTGGTTTCTGAACTTCCTCCAGATTGCCGAGGAAGAGGACAGTGCCGCTGGCGGGGTTACCATCGCCAACGCCTACAAGACTGTCGCATGGGTGAACATCGCCATAAGCTCCAGGGCACGCAATCTGGCCCGTGCGCCGTTCACACTGTACAAGGGTGACACCGAGGTTGAGGACGGCCCCGTCTACGAGTTGTTCCGCAAGCACGGGGCTGCGCTGTGGGAGTCCACCGAGGGGTGGCGGTGCATACGTGGCGAGGCTATCTGGATTCTCAACTGGGGTGGTGCGGCACGGGTACTTGGTATCCCTCAGCAGATTGTGGTGGTTGACCCTTCGATGATGGAGGCGAAGCTCGACCCCACGGGTACCAAGGTCATGCTGTGGGTGTACAACGGGACGCAGAAGATTCCTTTCAAGCCCGAGGAAGTCGTCCACTTCCCGATGTGGAATCCGTACGACATGGTACGCAGCCTGCCCGAGTTGACGCCAGTATTAAACGAACTGAACCAAGAATACTTGATGTCAAGGGGAACGGCCAAATTACTTAATAACCAGTCCATCCCGGGTGGCATCATCACCATCCCGGGCGACGAGATGACCGAGGAGCAGGCGCAAAAAGTAATAGAGAAATGGGAGCGCAAGCACCGGGGCATCAACAGGGCGGGGCGTGTGGCCGTCCTTGGCAGCGGCGCCACGTACCAGAAGATAAGCCTGTCGCCCGAGGAGATGCAGTCGAGCGAGATGAGGAACTGGAACCGCGAGACGGTACTGGCCAAGTACGGCGTACCCCTTGCGGTGGTTGGGTTGCAAAACGGCGGGACGTTGTCGGGCAAGGACACAGCCGAGCAGATGAAGGCGTTCTGGAACCTGACGCTGATACCCGAGTGCCGGTTCTTTGAGGCGAAGGTCAAGGACGAGATGTTCGCCAGGTTCGGGATTGACCTTGAGTGCGAGTTCGACACCTCAAGCCTGTGGGAGATGCAGACCGACGAGGAGACGCTGTCCAACAGGTTGAGGATGGACGTTTCCGCCGGGGTACTCACCATCAACGAGGCACGCGAGATGCGTGGGATGGACCCGGTTGACTGGGGCGATACCTGGTGGAAGTCCATGGGGCTGGTTGACGTGATGGAGGAGCCCGAGCCCGTTCCTGATGCGTTGGCACCCTTCGCTGGGCAGAACAACCCACCCAAGGAAGACGAAGAGGACGAAGAGAAACCAGAGGACGAAGAGGAATCTGAGGAGGAAGAGGACAAGTCGGTCGGCGGGCTGTTCGCCGTCACCAAGAACAGGCTGGCGCTGTACACCCCCGAATACCTTGACTATAGCTGGAAGGCGCAGTTCAACCCTGCCGAGGCTATTGAGGCACGGTACGCCAAGGCGCTGAAGTCCGAGTTCTATAAGATGCGCCAGGACCAGATGCATCGTCTCATGTCCTACGGTGGGCAGGCGGCCGTGCAGCAGGCGGTGATTGACGAGTTGGCCCGTGAGGAACTGTGGGAGCAGTACGCCAAGCGGCTGGAGTTCCTGTCGAGGCCGTACCTGATTGCAGGTATTGAGTTGACCCAGAAGGAGCTTCAGGGCCTGTTCAACGACCTTGGCCTTGATGTTGGCATCTCGTGGGATATCTGGGATGCCCATGCCAAGGAGTTGATGGAGCGGCGGCTGATTACCATCAAGGGAGTCGTAGACCAGACCCAGCGTGGCGGGATTAGAGATACTCTGTCGGCCGCCATCGAGAACGGGTGGTCGGTTGACGAGACGGCTGACGTGCTCAGGGACAAGTGGAACATCCCGCAGAACAGGGCGCCCACGATTGCACGTACCGAGATAGCGGCTGTCATCAACGAGTCGAGGGTCGAGGGGTTCAAGGAGATTGGCGTACAGAAGCACCAGTGGCTTACGGCGCGGGACGTGTTTGTGCGCGGGCGTGACCCTGGTGACCAGTATGACCACGTATCGTCCGAGGGCGCGGTGCGGTCCATAGGGGATACGTTCCCTTGCGGTCTTACCATGCCGCATGACCCCGCGGGCGACCCGGGGAACGTCATCAACTGCCGGTGCGACACGCTTCCGGTATTCGAGGAGTAACAACATGCAGCACGTGAGAATCAAGAGTTCCGATGGGGTGTGGGAAGACCGCAACATGGACGGCGAGGAAGTGATGGCGTGGTTCAAGGACAACAGCAAGGACGGCGCCGTCACTGCCGATATCACCCTGTTCGCTGAGGCCGACTTCAACGTCGAGAAGCAGGAAGACTCGGTCGAGTGGGTGATGTCGGACATGTCCCTCGACCGGGACCAGGAGCGGGTGGACCCTGTTGGCATGGATTTCAAGAACTACAAGCGTAACCCCGTGGTGCTGTGGGCGCACGACTACACCCGGCCTGCCATCGGGAAGATTGCCAACGCCAAGGTGAAGGACGGCAAGGTGGTTGGCAAGGTGGAGTTCGACGACAAGGAAACCGACGAGTTCGCGTGGATGATTGGCCAGAAGGTGAAGAAGGGAATCATCAGCGCGGGGAGCATCGGGTTCAAGCCCACCCAGGTTGAGTTCGTGGACGACCCGAAGGACAGCACGAAGTTGATTCACAGGAAGAGCGAGTTGATGGAGTTCAGCATCTGTAACGTGCCGAGCAACCCCAACGCCATGGCCGTGCGGGCCGAGGCGCAGCCCGAAGCACCGAAGGAAGAGAAGCCGCCTGAGAAGAAGTCGCTTTACGATGGCCTGTTTGAGGACCGGGGCGAAACCAGCACCGATCCGGCACCGGTCATCGAGGGTATTGATGCCTTGTTTGTTGCCAGCGAAAACAGCGGGCAAGCGCAGAGTGACAAGGTGTTCGAGTTACTGTTCGCTAAATAAAGGAGACGAAAATGGCAATCGCTAGCAAGGAAGACCTTGACAAGAAGATTCTCGAACAGGACGGCGAGATTGCGGCCCTGAAGGCCCGCGACGCCGAGGTCGAGAAAATCAAGGCCGAGCAGGAGGCGGCAAAGAAGGCCGTTGCCGAAATGAAAGAGCAGATGGCCGAGGTGGCCACCAAGAACTGGGTGGAGAAGTACAGCACCCAGAACACCAAGGAAGAGACGCTCTACAACTTCGGCAACTATATCAAGGGTGTCATTCGCCATGACCCCGAGCTGCTGAACAAGTACGGCAAGGGCGGCCGTTACCTCAGCACCGACCAGTCCAAGTCGTGGGACCGCGTGGAGAAGGCCGACCTTGGCACGCCCATCTACTCGGACGCCGCGACTGGTTCTTACGTGGTCCCCGTCGAGTACGCTGCCGAGGTGATGTACGTCGCCAAGCAGGCGTCCCAGATGATGGGCCAGGTGCGCGAGATTCCCATGAGCGCCGTGACCAAGTACGTTCCGACCGGCGACACCATGGCGACGATGAAGTGGCAGGCGCTTCAGTCAAGCGCGAAGTCCGAGACGAACCCCACCTTCAGCCGGGCCACGCTTACCGCGTACACTGGCGCGATGTGGACGGGCGTTTCCGACGAGCTGCTTGAGGACTCGCTTGTTCCCCTCGCCGCGTACTTCCGCGACATCTTCGGGCAGGAGGCTGCGTACCAGTTCGACTACCAGTCCACTGCCTCGAACGCTGACCCCTTCACTGGTATCCTGCATGCGGCTTCCAACGCCAAGGTTCTCGGCGCTGGGCAGACCGCCTTTGCGGACATCGGGTTTGATGACCTGTATGACACTGTCGCTGAACTCACCACGGCCAACAAGCGGGTGGGTGCGAAGTGGATCATGCATACCACCATCTTTGACATCCTCCGCAAGGTGAAGGATGCGAACGGCAACTACCTGTACCAGGCCCCCGCTGCTGGGCAGCCCGGGACGCTGTGCGGGTACCCGTACATCCTGACTGACGGCATGGTTGCGGCTTCTGACAGCGCGGCGAGCACCAAGTTCATCGCGTTCGGAAACCCGCAGCACTTCCTCTGGGGCAATCGCATGGGCCTTGAGTTCAAGGTCTTCGACCAGACCTCGCACGCGGTTGAGTATGATGAAATCCTCTTCCGCGCTCGCGTTCGCTGGGGCTTCGCGGTTGCCATCGCCAACGCCTTCGTGAGTGTCGCTACTGCGGCCTCCTAAGCCTGAAACACTGGCAAGCCTGAAATACTGGCAAGGAGTAACAAATGGGTCTTAATGCTTATCTTGAAGCGGTCGGGGCTGTTGGTTATACCGCCGGCACGACTGCGGCTGGCGCGTGGGTCAGCATCGACGGGAAGCCCGGCAAGCGCCTGGCCATCCAGTCCTACAGCCTGAACCCGCGCCTCGGTGGAACCGCCACCGTCGGCTATGTGCAGGCCGGCCTCCAGTCGGCTAACATCGCATCGGCCGCGAGCGGCGCTACCACGATTACGGTGGCCACGTTTGCTACGGCGCCCGCCACCGGCGCCACGGTCGTCGTCGTGCTGGACAACGGTTCGTATCAGTGGCTGACGGTCGCCTCGACCGCCGCTACCACGAGCGTGCCGATTTCCTCGGCGCTGACTGACGATATCACCACTGGCGTCATGTACGACCTGGGCCTCTACAGCACTGCTGGTAACGCGCAGATTCAGCCCGCCAACGATGTCACCACGAACCAGTCCTACGGCAGCCCGGGGCTGTTCTTCGGCAAGTTCAAGGGTGCGCCCATGCGGGTTGGTCTTATCAACGCCGCCGCGTCGCTGTCGGCCACCGTCGATTACGTGACCTACGGGTACATCAACGTCTAATGAGTGAAGTAGTTGTTTCGGGGGCGGGGGAAATCCTCGCCCCCCCTTGGTGGAAGCGTAAGCTGAAGAAGTCGCCCAAGGACAAGATGGTGCGACCCGAACAGGTGAAAACGAAATGAGCACGAACTACGACTCCAACGTGGCCCTGGTATCGACGACCTCGATGAACAGCTATCTAGGCATAACAACCAGTTCCACCGAGGAGTCGGAGTGCGACCTTCTCATCAACTCGGCTTCACGGTTGGCCGCCGAGTTCTGCGGGCGCGGCATTGACGACAACGGGGTGTCGAGGTTCCTGTCCACGTCGAGGACCGAGTACTACGACGGGGACGGCAGCGACACATTAAACGTGCTGGCCTATCCCCTGACGACGGTGACGAGTATTTACGTGGACCCCGACCGGGACTACGGGACGAACGAACTGGTGGACTCTGACGACTACGTGTCGTACAAGGCGTCGGGGGTAGTGCGGACGGACGGGGCGTTGTTCGCCACGGGGAACAAGAGCATCAAGATTACCTACACCGGTGGGTACACGGATGCCCCCGCCGACTTGCAGCAGGCCATCAAGGAATTGGTAGCGTTCTGGTACAAGCGCAACACGGACAAGCGGGTTGGCGTTACCAGCGTAAGCGTGGGCGACAAGAGCGTGTCCTACGAAGCGGACATGCCAGCCTCGGTGCTGACGACGTTCAGGCGCTACAGGAACTGGGCGGCATACGTGGCATGAGTGATGTCGCCAAGGTAGACGCCAAACAGGTAGACGAGCTGCGGAAGCGCCTCGAGCGGTGGGTACGGGTGGCGCCAGAGGAGGTTGCCAAGGTACTACGTAAGGGCGGCGAGATAGTTCGGTCCGAGGTGAAGGCCAACCACCTGTCGGGACCGAAGATGCCGAGGGGCGTGGGCGATCCGTACCGTGCCACATTGGCGGTACGCACGGGACGGCTTAGGGGTTCGATAGCGTTGCGGGTGATGGCCGACAAGAACAGCGGGAAGTTCAGCGCACAGGTGGGCACGAACGTGTCGTATGCGCGCAAGCATGAGTTCGGGTTGGAGGGGTTGCCAGAGCGCCCGTTCCTTCGACCGTCGCTGGAGAAGAAGAGGCCCGAGGTGTTCGACATGATACGGGAGGCGTTTGTAAAATCCTATGGCAAGTAGCATACGCCAGAACATCATGACAGCCGTCGTTTCCTCACTCACCAACATCACCACGACGAACGGGTACGCTTCGACCGTGCAGTACGTGAGCGAGAACATGAAGAGCTTCCAGGAGCTTGGGACCGATAAGTTCCCGGCGTTGTTCCCAATCGACACCGACGAGACGAAGGAGTCATTCACGTTCAGGCCCGACACATCGGCGCTGGACATGAAGTCTACCCTTACGGTGCTGGTGACTTCCTACCTGTACTCGCGCACGGGGGTTACGGCTTCCTCGCGGTGCGACCTGCTGCGGGATATCGAAAAGGCGATAATGAACGCCACGGCAATGACGACAATCAGCAACGTGCTTGACATCAGGCCGACGAAAGTAACGACCGACCAAGGCACGCTTGATAACTACTCGATACACGACCAGGAGTTCCAAATTGACTATCTCTACAATCATGCGGATGGAGGCTAAGCATGGCGATTAAGACTTTCACTGTTGCGAACGTGAAGCTGAATGGCACGAGCGGTACTGCCATCGGGAACGTTGACAACGCCGCACTCACGGTGTCCATGGACTCGGCCGAGTCGACGTCATTCGGCGATTCGTGGAAGAAGTACCTCACGCTCGCCAAGGGCTGGCAGCTCACGGTCAGCGCCAAGTACGACAACACGGATGCGGCGGCTTCCAGCCTGCGCACCGAGTTTGTCACCGGGGACTGCGTCGTGACGAGCGTCACGATGTACGAGACGGCGAGCTGCTACTTCTCGGGTGACACCATCGTCACGAACTACAGCGAGAACGCGGCGGTTGGTTCTGCCGATACCTTCTCGGTTACCTTCATGGGGAACGGGACGCTGTCGTACACCGCTGGTTAAGGAGGTAGCCCATGGCTATCAATAAGGCCACCTCCGGGTTCATCTACTGGCACTCCACCTCCACGACCATGACGAACGAGGTAACCACCTCGTCGGCAGGGAACGTGTATCAGGTAAGTGACACGGACAAACAGGTGTTTGACCCGGCCGTGGCCGTGGTTGTCACGCACTCGGCCGGGACGGCGGTTGACACCACGTGGATGGACGCCGGGATAGACTACTACACGGGCCGTATCAAACTGACGGCGGAGGATACGCCGACCGTCACGGGTGCGTATCTGACCATGACAACGCTGGCCTCCGTGGTGTCGTGGTCCCTCGGCATGGGCAAGAATGCTGCCGAGACAACGGCCCTGGGCGACTCGTGGAAACAGTACACGCCGATTGAGTTGGGGGCGACCCTGACCATCAATCGGTTTTACGCCGACACGGAGTTCTGGTCGCACATCAACAGTGGCAACGAAGTGGTGGTGCAGCTTTGGGAGAACGCAAGTGCTGGGTTCTGGTGCAAGGGATACGTCACCAGCTTCGGGCCGTCGATGGCCGTTGGCCAGGTCGACAACGAGGCAATCACCCTGCAACTTAGCGGAACGGTTTCGAGGTTCTAATGGAACTGACTATTGAGAGGAACTACGAGTTCACGCCGGAATGGCACGACAACAAGAAGGACGCCAATCCCATCATCTTTGAACTTCGCATGCTCTCCACGGGGGAGCGCGACAAGTTCATGGGGTACAGCGTCTCCGAGACTGGCAACGTTACGGTGTTGCCTGACCGGCAGGCCATGTTCCGCACGGCGGTTACGGGCATTCGTAACCTAAAGGTGAACGGGGAGGGCCTGACGAAGGCCGTGGACATCCTCTCGCGGCCCGGGCTTGACGGGTTGTTCCTCGAGGTGTTCGGGGAGATTGCGTCCCGTAACGGCAGGCAAGACACAAAAAACTTGTAGTCGCCTTCGCTTGGTTGAGCGAGGGCGAGAAGTTCGACTGTAACGAGTGCAGCGCACGGGACAAGGTGGTGCGGGGATGCGACGGGAGCAGGAAGTGGAAGGTTGGAAGGCACGAGGTGTGGGGGTGCCCGCAGAAGCTCGTGACGATGGAGGTGCTACAGCCGATAGGGTTGTGGAGCCGGTGGAAGCGATACGGGTGGGCGTACGCTGGCGGTTGGGCAGAACAGCCGGCCGTTCACTTCGATATCGTTGACGCCGTGGAAGGCGAGTCCGTGGCGATAGAGAACGCGAGAATGGAGAAGATGCGTGGCAAGCGCGACTGACAACGTATACGTCAACATAATCGCAAACACGCAGGGATTCACCGACAAGATGAAGTCGGCGCTGAAGCCGCTCCGTGACTTCATGCAAGTGGTGCAGGGCATCATGGCGCTGGGTGGGGCGGCCATGATTATCAATAAGATCGCGCAGGCCGTAGGCGACATGGAGAAAGCCTACGCCAAGCTGCACCCGGAGAGTCAGAAGGCCGTTGGGTCGCTTGGGCAGTGGAACGACGCTATGGCAAATGCCAAGGCTAATCAGGGCGCTTTGGTTTCGGCGGTGCTTACCCCCATTCGAGCGGCGTTCGTATCGCTTATCGACCCGATAGGTTCTGCTACATATGAACTCAGGCAACTGCAAAAGGCGATGCAGGAGATATCGGACAAGTACCTTACCACGGAACGCAAGCAGTACAAGGACAGGGAAGATGCACTTAGGCAACTCGCCGAAGCCACCAAGACATACAACGATGCTGTTTTCAAACAGTCCAAGCTTGAAGCCGAGTTAATACAAAGACAAAAAGAATATCAAAAGGGTCAAGAGGCATATAAGCTTTCTCGTCTTTCTTCTGACGCAGCCGGTAAGGATGCAACGTCGATACCTGGATTGGCGGCAATGAATGCAGCCAGTGCCGCCGTTGACGCAAACAGAAAATTGATAGCGGCGTCATTGGTTGCACAGCGCAACATCAAGGAATATCTTGCCGCTAGCGTCGAGGCAGCCAAGGAAACCGTAAAGCCCATCACTGACGTAACCGATTCCGAGCGCCTCATGCTCGACTACTTGGCGAAGAACGTTGGCTTGCAGGCCCAGCGTCTTGAACTGGCGCAGGACTACATGGATGCCATGGACCAGGTGTACGCCGCCGAGGCTGAGGCGTCTGGTGTATCGAGGGGTTCTAGGGGTGGCTCTCGTGGGGCTACTTCGCGCAGCGTCGGGAGGGCTACGCGAGGGGCGGCCGAGGAAACCGAGAACGCGGTCGAGGCGGCCAAGGAACTGTCGATTGAGTGGCAGACCGTGGCCGACCTTGTGGTCACCATGTCTTCCGCACTTGGCGAGGCATTCGTCACCGGCGACTACCTCGCGGCGATAAAGGAAATGACGGCGGCCCTTCTTGACTTCATCGCCAAGGAAGCTATCGCGGCTGGGTTGAAGATGTTGCTTGCCGGCAACATCCCCCTTGGCATCGCACTCCTTGCCATCGGTGGTATCACGCTGGGGGTTAGCGCCGGGGTACGGTCGGCCGACATGGGCGCTGGGTACGGCGGTGGCCACACCGTCGAGCTTCCCCGCATGGCAGCGGGTGGTATTGTCACCAAGCCTACGCTGGCCATGATAGGCGAGGCGGGCCCCGAGGCCGTGGTTCCGTTGGGGCGTGGTGGTGGTGGCGGGATGACCGTGATTGTGCAGGGGAGCATCTGGCAGACTGAGGACTTGGCCGTGGCCATCGCACGCGAGCAGGCGAGGTGGTAGCGTGGCGATAAAGTGGATATCCTCCGCATGGCAAACATACCTCAACACGACGTACCCCCAGGACCACCGGGTATACATCGACTTCCGCAACGTTGAGTACCCACCGCTTGCCGCTTCGGGGGTGTTCTCGCTGGTGACCGAGGCTGACAACGCACCAGGGTCACACAACCTGACGAGCGGGTATACCTCGTACCTGTACGACCTGACATCGGTTATCAGCATCTCGACGCTGGTGAAACCTACATGCGCCTACAACGTCAGCACCAAGCAGACGATATGGTCCTGGTACTCGACGCCGTCGCATTATCTCTCGTGCTACTACATCTCCTCCCAGTACGTCGTGGCGTGGGCCGAGGGAAGCACGGCGCGGGTGATGGTGTCAGATACCTACGCAGACTCCACGGCGCTACAGACATGGACGACTATCGGCGCCACGCTACAGTTGGGGTCGGCCGAGCAGGATGGGTCGAAGCTGTGGATTGACGGGGTGAAGGTTGACGAGCAGTGGGATGACACCATTGTTGCGCGCACAACCTACTACCCGAAGTTTGAGATACGTGCAGAGAATGCCGTGCCGGGGTCAATCACTGTAAATTATGTTCGTATGTTTCCCAACCTCAAGGAAGACATCAAGAACAACTTCGGCGCACGCAAAGAGGAGGAGCTGTACTGGTCGCTTAACGGGCACGGCACGGGGCATACCCGGTGCAACGTGTCCACCAGGGTTACGGGGTTCGACATCGGTCGGTCCATCGAATCGCCACGGGGGCAGGCGTGCGAGAACCGGTTGGGCGTTGAGTTGATGTCGCCCACGGGTGAGTTCGCCGACGACCAGTACGCAGCGTTCGACCCGGCTAACGAGGTGTACAACGGGACGAGCGCGCAGAAGTACCTACAGAACAGGTGCCCCATCGAAGTCGAGACGTGGTACGGCAACCTGTACGAGCCTGAGTTTGTCGGGCGCATAGACGACGACCTGTTCAGGCGCAGGAGCGGGGTGGGGGATATCTCGCGGGTGAGCATCGGGGCGGCTGACAGGGTGGAAGAGATGAAGCGGCGTGTGCGCCAGAGGGGCCGCTATTATGAGAACTACGAGCTGTCGAACACCACAACGTCCAGCACCTCGCTCCTCCACACCATCGCAAAGATGGAATCGCAAAAGGAGTGGTACAACTTCCTCGCCAACTCCTCTTTCGAGAACACGACGGCCGCCAATTCCTGGGCGGTGGTTGGTTCTTCTTCTACGGTTACTCGAGCGGCTGGAGGTCTTCACGGTTCGTATCAGCTCGACTGGTTGGTGCCGGGAGCATCGGCTACTCTCACTCAGACAGTTACTTACTCGGGCACTAAGAAGCTGAACGTTGGGCAGAACTGGAACTACAGTGTGTACGCCAAGGCCGCCACGGCGTTTGACTGCACGCTGCAACTGAACGAGGTTGCGGTTGGCGGGACTGCACTTACCACCAACGCCTTGGCCACGGCAGCGTTCGCGGCGGGCGGCGGGTGGTTGAAAATGGAGAAGACGGTAACCATCACCACCTCGGCCACGGCGTCTCTCCAGTGTAGGTTGCATTCCCTTTCCACGGCGACCCTCAACGTTGACTGCGCCATGCTGATTCAGAACAACCGGTCGCTACCGTGGTTCGTGCTGAACAATAACGACGGGGCCGCCGGGGTTGAGAGCGCCGCCGATGCTGACTCCGACGTGTACGACACCATGGGGTTCGACGTTGACGACGCCATGATTGTGCATCCGTGGGCGAGGGTGGAGCAGGGCGAAAGCGTGTGGGAGTACCTGACACAGATAGCCGACGCCACGGCGGCCCGGTACCTTGGGATGGACTCGGCGGGTACGCTGAAATACCGGACGATATTCAAGACTGCGTACGCCGACCCCACGGCGCTTGCCACGGTAGACGCCACGCAGACGATAGACACCGTGCTGGACGTCATGCAAGCCAACAAGATTATGGTGCATGGCGTCACCATCCGCAAGGATACGCAGTTGCGGCAAGTGTGGGACGCGGCGGCGGCTGGCACGTTCACCAAGGACGGGGATAGCTGGATACGCGAGACGGTGGGTATCGGTGCAACTTGGCCGACGTCGGTATCGTCGTATGAGTATTGGGCCTCCTACGGGGAGGTAACCTGATGGGCTATACAGGGTACGATAGTTATTCAAACTACATGCCACGAGGCCGTGCGGCCGCCCGCGCTGCTTGGCTAGGGGCGAGAAGGGCCCAGGCGACTTATGAAGAGGCGCTGAAAAGCAAATACAAGCCTAATGGTAAGTCGGTTGAAATCATAGGCATGCCGTCGGCGATACTCACGCACATCACCACGGACTCGGTTCCCGGCACTCTGACGGAAACGATATTCGACACGACGAGCCGGGCCGACAGCGCGCAGATACTCCTCACCAACTCAACGGGGGCGAGTAAGGTAATCATCGCCGCATGGATACGCGGAAAGCCGGTGACGCGGTATAGCGATTCCGCGCGCCCCATGACAACGGGGGGAAGAGGTGGCGGTGGAATGCAAGGAGCTCGTGGTGGCTACCTGCACGACAAGTTCGTTGACTACGAGTCCATCGCCAAGAACGGCGAGCGCACCTTCGAGACTGGCAACAACTTCACAGTCACGGCCGACCAGGTTAACCAGCTTGCCGACTACTACTGGAAGCTGAACAAAACCAAGAAACACATATACTCCCTGTCGCTGGTGGGTATGCAGACGTGGTTCGAGCCGGGCGAGTGGTACACGCTACAGATAGGCGGCGCCGGGCAAGCCGAGTACATCGACAGCACCGTGGAGTGCTTCGACGTGCAGTGTTCGCTTGCGGCCGGCGGGGCACCCAGTACGTCAGTGGCGTTCCGTGAGGTGGAGGAAAGCTGGAAGTTTGACAGCAACGAGGTGGCGCGGCAGATAGCGGCGGGGGACTTCTCGCGGAGAACCAACAACAACGTGGTTACGGTGGCGGCGCAGTACTATAGTGGGTATGCCGACTATTATTGCGACGGCACGGACGACCAGTCGGAGATAAACAGCGCGATAGAATACATGAGCCAATCGGGTGGCGGTACCGTAAGATTAACCAACGGTGAGTTTTATCTGACAAGCGCAATCACAATGCTTGACGATATTGCGCTTAAGGGTAGCGGTGCCGGGACGACGCTTGTAGAAAACGCAAACGATATTGCATCGGTGGATGCGAGCAGCGTTTCCAATATTGATGTTGTTGACCTTTCATTTGATACTGCTAGTAGCATAACGAACGCCACGGAATATACCATTCACTTCTTGGGTATTGAGTCTGGAAGGATTGTTGGTAATCGCCTGTTCAGTCCGTGGGGCGGTGGAATACTTTGTGATAACTGCGACACATCGTATGTAATCAATAACGTTGTTGACTATCAAGGCGCTACGTCAACGGCGGCGTGTTATGGTATCTACCTCCTGCATGCCTCAACATCTCTCGGCAACATCATACACGGAAATATCGTACAGAACGTTAGGACTTCTGACCAGGGCATAGGAATACTTGTTCAGAATTCAGGGAACCGGTTTGACTGCGACGTTGTAAATAACAAGGTGTCAAACATAATCGGTACGGCGTCTGGGTTAACCTCGTATGGAATAAACGTCCTTGGGAACAACGTAAACATAAGTTCCAACCGTGTAACGGGGTGTAGAAATGTCGCCACAACGTCGAAGACTGTGGGAATCAAAATTACAACGGCGTCAACCAATTGCAGTGTAGCTAATAACTATGCTTACGACAACGGTGCCGACACCGGGTTGGCAAATACCAACAGCCAAAACTTCCTAGACGGGGGGACGAATACACATTATGCAGGGTGAGTCCATGGGCTTGTTCGATTTAGTTTGGGGCCTTATCGCGTTCTTCTTGGGCGCGATTGCTGGCGTTACTATCTATCACTACGCGAGATAACAAGGAGGCACATTATGGCAGGAAATTCATGGCAGCAGCCGGTCGCGGGGGAGCCGAGCCTGGGGACGGGACACTTCCATCCCGGGATTATTCTTAACGTTGACCCGGCATCTACGGCCTTGCAAACGCTCGACATATCGGCGTACGTTCCCGTGGGTACTAAGAAAGTCAGCGGGTGGGGGACATTTGTATCGGCAACCGCCGGACGAACGGTTCAACTTGAAGACGCCGCAGATACTATTGTGTATGCCAAGAGTTATACGGTGGCAGGTGCAACCAAGGATTTCTCTTGGGAATGCGCTGTCGATGCAGACAGAAAAATCTACTGGAAGGTATCAAACACCGATGTATCGAGCCTCTTACTTTATCTGGTGGATTACTACATTTAGAACGGGGTGACGCATGGCTGACATCCTGACGATTGAGCATCGAGTTGGCACTGTCGAGTC